CCTTGCGCTGCAGGTTGCGCAGAACTCCGCGTTCCCCTTCGGTTGTCACGATATCAACGGTCACCGGCCGCTTCTGGCCAAAGCGCCAGCATCTGCGCACGCCCTGGTAATACTGCTCGAACGAATGCGACGGGAAAAATGTGATGTGGTTGCAGTGCTGATAGTTCAGGCCCCACGCACCGATCTTCGGCTTTGTAATCAGCACGCGAGCGCGACTATTGGCAAAGTCCAACAGCTTGCCTTCCTTCTTGTCGTCAGAGTCCTTTCCGCTTACCTCCACTGCATCGGGTATCAAGTCCGAGAGTAGTTCGCTCTCATCGTTCAGATGACACCAGACAAGCGCAGGCTGGCCGGTGCCATTGACCAATGAAGCCACACGCTCGCATCGCTCGCGCACGGTCCTGCGGCGCTCCTCGCGCTGTTCATCAAGCCCCACTGCGGGCAGTGCGAAAAGCATTCCATCGGCGCAAGTGTTGGACTCCACCACATGCTCGACTTCGTTGATTGGCGGCAGGATGAACCGGCTATCGTCGAACCCGATGTCAGAAGGCCGGCGCACGGCCCTGGCCCACGAACACACCCAGCGCCAAAACGGCAATTCCGCGTGGCCCTTCAGGCGCCACTTAATGACCTCTCCAGCGAATCGACCTGAAGCACTGTTGTTCAGGTCGTTCTTGAAGAACCGATTGAGCATGTCCATGTGCCCGAGGTAGCCAAGCGCCTCAGATGATGTGCCCAGCTCCGTGAAGTCGTTAGGTGCCGCCGTGGCCGTTGCCAGAAGCCGATAGGGCAGCTTGCGGGCGAAGGCGGTAATCGCTCCCCTGGTTGAACCGCTGTAGCTCTTGAGAATGCTGCTCTCGTCACACGCCACGCCCACAAAATCAGCAGCATTAAACAGGTGCAGCTTTTCGTAGTTCGTGATCGTGATGCCAGGGTGCGAAACACCGTCGCGCGATACCTTGGCTGCAATGCCGAACTTCTCAGCATCGGCGGCAATTTGATGCGTCACCGCCAGCGGCGTCAGGAGCAACACCTTGCCATTTGTGCGCTGGACTACGTTGTCAGCCCACACCAGTTCCATCGCTGTCTTGCCCAGTCCGCAATCCGCAAAGATCGCAGCGCGCCCCTTGCGAAGCGCCCACTCTACGAGAGAAGCCTGGAAGTCGAAAAGCCACGGCGGCAGCGATATGGGCTCGAACCCATGTTCTCCACCTAGCTGGGCCTTGCGGTCCAGAAATGCAGCGTATTCCGCTGCCGATTCGTTTTGCACTCTTTCTCCTTTCGTTGCGGCCATGCCGCAGGTTGAAAAATCATCGGGTCCGGTTCACCACCGGGCCGGCTCCACGTCCTGATGCGTCTCGCGCAGATACCGCGACGGCAGCCGCTTGACCGTGCCGCGCAGCACAGACTCAGGCAGGCCGGGAAATGGCCAATCCTGGCGGATGCGGGCCACGCGCAGGGTAGCCACGCCGACCTCCAGCACCATGGCCTCCTGGCCGTCTGACAGGCGCACGCGGTCGCCTTGTTTCACGGTTTAGCCTCCGATGCGAACCACTCTGGCCTGATCTGCATCAGTTGCCACATGCGCGCCGGCGGGGGCGTCTCGCCCCACTTGTGCACGGCCACACGGCTGATGCCCAGTAAGCGGGCCAGTGCGCTGATGGAGCCTGCCCGCGTGATTGCGTCGGCTGTGCTGATGGCCGGCATGGGACCGGCATGGCGTTTTTGTTTCATGCCCACACTGTAACCGATACCGCGTCAAACTGTAAACCCTAGTTTTCAGTCGGGAATGCGTTGCAGGTGTTAACTTTGGTTTATGATTCTTCCATCGCAACACGCAACCGGAGACGCAAGATGAACAAGCAAAACATGATTGAACGCGGTGAAGCACACGGCAAGGCTGGCAAGGCAAACACACCGAGCGAGCTGCAAAGACTTGACGCCGAGCTGTTCGCAATCACTCGGCAAATGGACAGGCTTGCTGGAGCCAAGTTCTACAACGAAATGCGTGGCGCTTTCAATGCCGGCTGGCAGCGCGGTTACCTGATCGCTCAAGGAATGGCTTGATCGGAGGCCGCCATGCACTATCAACCCCTCCGCCCCATCGACTACTTCTTCGCCGCCGCCTTCGGCATCACCCTCGGCTGCCTGCTGGCGGCCTTCATCTAAACCACAGGAGCCCGACCACATGCAAAACCTCACCACCTACGGCACCGGCGACGGCGCCATCTGGGGGCCGTGCACCGACGCGCGCGACCCGCGCTGGGATGGCGACCGCGAGCCCAGCGACAGCCACCGCGCTGATGCGGCCGACGAGCTGCTGGCCGACGCCTGGGCTACCAGCGACTGGCTGATCCACAACATCACGCAGCCAGAGGGCAGCACCACCGACACGCGCGGATTTGAAGACCTCGACATGAGCGAGGCGACGGTGGACCAGCTGTGGACGCTGATGCTCACCGGATCTGATGCGCAGTGCCTGCACGCCAGGATGGAGCTCAAGGATCGCATCCTGCGCGACGAGCGCACCTGGATTGATGACCGCGCCATGGAGCTCATGGCCGACAGCATGAACGATGACCCCTATCACGATGACCCGCACCACTGGTACTGAAAGGACCACCATGACCACCACATTCAAAGCCCACCGATCCACCGCCACGGCGGAATTCGGACACACCGTTTTCATCATGAGCAGCGGCGCCGGCAAGCTGGACTGCAGCATCTGGCTCACCGACGAGGAAGCCCTGCAGTTGGCCTCTGAACTCCGCGCCGCCGTGGCCAAGGCTCCCGAGTCCGTCATCACCCCGGAGGCAGCATGACCACAGACACCGCCGCGCTTGAGCAGCGCACCGACGAATGGCTGCAGGCCCGCGCCGGCAAAGTGACGGCCAGCGGGTTCAAGCACGTACTGGCCAAGACCCAGAAGGGCCTTCCCACCGCCGCCCGCACAACGTACCTGTGGCAACAGGTGATTGAGCGCCTGACCGGCCAGCCTGCGCCCGTGGCCCGCACGATGGCAATGCAGTGGGGCACAGATCAGGAACCCGCAGCGCTGCAGGCTTACGTCGAGGCCCATGTCCTGCACGTTGAGACGGTAGGCTTTGTCCACCACCCGACGCTGGCCGCAGGTTGCAGCCCGGACGGACTCGTCACCGAGGACATGGCCGACAACGGCCTGGTGGAGATCAAGTGCCCATTCAACTCTGCCAACCTCCTCGAAACCTGGCTTTCAGGCATGCCTGACGAGCACATGGCCCAGGTGCAAGGCCAGATGTGGATCACCAGCCGCGAGTGGTGCGACTTCGTGTCGTTTGATAGTCGGATGCCGCCAGACCTGCAGCTCTATGTGCAGCGCATTCCGCGTAATCCCGAATACATCGCTACGCTGGAGCGTGAGATCGTTACGTTTCTTGCAGAGGTCGACACCATCGTCGGCAAGCTGCGTTCCAAGGTTTCCTTCTGATCACAAAGACGTCAATGTCAACCATGAGCAACATCATCCCCTTTGAACAGCAGCTCCATCTTGCGGACGCATTTTGCAAGTCTGGCTTGTTCGGTATCAAAAGCCGCGATCAAGCCATCGCGCTGATGGCCATCTGCGAAGCCGAAGGCATGCACCCAGCAAAGGCAGTGCAGGAATATCACATCATCCAGGGGCGCCCAGCTCTCAAGGCAGACGCCATGCTGGCCCGCTTTCAATCTGCTGGCGGCAAGGTTCGCTGGACCGAGATGAACGATAGCCGCGTTTCAGGTGAGTTCTCTCACCCGCAAGGCGGAACCGTTGAGATTGACTGGACGATTGACATGGCCAAGCGAGCCAACCTGACCAAGAATCCAACCTGGACACAATATCCGCGTGCCATGCTCCGCGCCCGGTGCATAAGCGAAGGCATCCGCACCGTGTTCCCAGGCGTCGTCGTCGGCACCTACACGCCCGAGGAAGCCGAGGACATGGACCCGCAGACGGCCCAGCCAGCCGCGCCGCGCGACATGGGGCCGGTGGTCGAGGTCGCAGACTTCGGCAGCGTGATGCGCCAGATCGACGCCGCGCAGACCATTGACGCGCTGAACGCCCTGCGGCCAGCAATTCGCACGCTGGACCGTGACGCCCGCGATGAAGCCAACGACGCGGCCAAGGTGCGCGCCGGCCAGATTCGCGCCGCGCAGGCGCCTGTTGAGACGCTGGAGGCCAATGATGAGCCAATCTGAAACCCAGCACCGCGTGATCTTTTGGACAGATATTGAAACCCGAGACTATCGGTGGATCGTGGTGAAGCCGGTGATCCACCTGGACGTGGTGGCCGACTGCCGCACCCGTGATGCGGCCGAGAAGCTCGCTGCCGAGCTGAATGCAAAGGAGCAATGATGGAACTCAGAGATCAAGACGGAACGCTGCTGATGTCGGTGGGCAAGACGGGCGGGCCTGCATTTTCGGCCCATCACTGTGACCTGGCCGACGAAGAACAGGGTATGACCTTGCGCGATTACTTCGCGGCCCAAGCAATGCCGCTTGCGCTTGCTGAATACCGCATGGTCACAAATTCCACGAAAAGCGCCATGGGCGCAGACTGGGGAACTCCATACGGTTTGTCTTCGATTGCTAACAAAGCCTACGAAATGGCCGACGCGATGCTGGAAGCGAGGAAAGCATGACCGACGACCAATTCAAGAACCTATGCATCGTCTACGGGTTCGCGCCATCACGCTCGCTGCGTGAGCTTCTCGACTCGGCCGCCGCGCAGGCTGTGATCAGTGAGCGCGAGGCGTGTGCAAAGGTGTGTGAGGCCCGCTACATGGGCGACAACAACCGCGAAGACATGGAGGC